TGGCGAAATCTCCAAAAAAGAAGCTCTTTTTAAATGGATGGACGTGAGTAACATTGATGATCGTGGAGTAGATGTGAATGCAGATGAGTTGTACAAAATCTTTGGAGACGAATGGTACTACCAGTTACCGCAAAAACCAAACCCAGAATACAACCACTTATTCAAAATAATCGAATCAATCAAGGCGGCGATTCAAATTTAACAGATTTTTTTCCATATCTCCGTTAATATAGGAGATATGGAACCATTGAGAAGAAAAAGAAAAGGAAAAGTTTGAAACTATTTTTAAACTTCGAGACATTAATATTTAAAATTATGCTAAGTATCTTTACTCCCTTATTTAATGTTATTTCTCACGATATTCGCGGATGGCAAAAGTCATTAACAAATTCCGCTATTTTTGGTGATGAGCTTGTAGTGGCGATTAATACATCTACTGATAATACGATTGAAGAGGTTGAAAAAGTTTTAGCCCCATATAAAAATTGCAAAATAATTCACACAAGTTTTCCTAAAGCGGCTCCAATGGATGGACAAATTAAAAACGCAGCCCAACAGGCGTGCTCTCATGAATTTCAAATGCTTGTAGATGGTGATGAATACATTCAAAAATGGATGAGGCCAATCTTAGACAATTACTTGTTTCAGTTTAAATTTTCGCCTGCTAGATGTCTAGCGATTCCATCTGTTGATCTTTTTAGAGACGAAGGTCACTATAAAGCCTGCAATTTGAAAGGTAATATTACAAAAAAAGGCGTTTATCGCGGAATCTCTAATCAGGCACGAAATCCTGACGGAACAGCCAATACTCAAATTTCTGATGGCACTGAAGTAATTGATGAAAATGGAGATATGGTTTTTTCCATTGGAATGCCAAATAATATGCAAGATTTGGAAGCGGGCAACGTACCGTATTTGATCCACGAAGGCTACCTTCATCTTGACTCTCGTTTAAATAGGGGGGCCGCTTTTTGGAATGAACACTGGCTCACTACAGGAGGAGGTCGAAAACCCGCCCATGTCCTGCATGATTCTCTCGACTCCTTTGACCACTACGAATACAAACCCCATAACCTAAGATTATCATGATTGATACCTACACAGTAGCAGAGCGCCTTTATACCGCCTATTGCCAATCGGTAGGAGGCAGAGCTTATAATGGCGACCCTCTCCCCATTTGGAAAGATTTCCACGACGACCCAACCAAAGAAAAACAAGTAAAAGGCTGGTTGGATGCTGCTGATGCGGCGATAGATTTGCTGGCATGAAAATCTCCTCTTCGCCAGACTCAATGGGCCTCGGGGATGTGCTCCTCCTGTCATCAGTGGCAAAATTCGCGCCCAAAAAATTCACTGTTCAGCTTCTCAAGGAGCAAGAAAGATTCTCCGTTTTGTTTGAAGGATTAGCGGATGTAGAAATCTGCGAGCGAAAAGATTTGCAACCACTGAATGATTATGGTAGCGGGCACTACGCAAGACGCAAGCTGCGAGGAATTATTGGTTACAGCGCAGAGTTTGCAGACATTAGGCCATTATGTTTATACTCTGACGAAAGCTCAGAAATTTGGGCTGCAAATTACCTTCGGGATAAACCTAATCCTGTTTTAGTGTGCCCTTTTGTCTCAAAGAAATGGAGCGAAGTCCGAGACTTACCTTTTGACATTGTTCAAGAAATTCTTTCTGGCGCGAAATTAAAAAATCAAACGCCTATTATTATCCAGAACAACGAGCAAAAATGGGATTGCGCGACTTTAAATGATTTAGAGCTACCAAAGCTCATTTGTCTTATGCGGCAAGCAGGAAGGGTATCCACAGCGAACACAGGGTTATATCATTTGGCTGTTGCCCTTGGATGTTTGGTGGAATGCTACCAACCTGAAGATGGGCCGCTATTCGATAGCTCTGAATGGACTTATGACCACGCAACAATTAAACACTACACATGGACCAAATAATCCTTCAAATCGGCTGCAACGACTGCCAAGATCAAGTAAAAGACTACGTTCTTAAAAACGCAGAAAACATCAACAAATTTATTGTAATTGACGCTCTACCAAAAGCCATTGAAGCGGCCAAAACAGTTTACTCTTCTTTAGGGCCAAAATTAATTCCAGTTGTTTCGGCGGTTGGAATTTGTTCGGGCGTCGTTCCTTTTTACTTTCCAGAAGATGAAAGCGGTTCGGTTCATGCCTCGGCAAGTTTAGAGCATGTTTTCCAGCATCGTCATCAAAAGGTGAAGGCTTTTTATTCGCCGTTGGTAGATATTAATAGTCTATTTAACTCTTTGGGCCTTCAAAAAATTGACCGCCTTTATATTGACATGGAGGGTTGGGATGTGGATGTGTTGCTAGCACTGGATTTTAATGGGCGCGAAATCCCTTTTATTGAGGTGACGAAAAGAAAACCTCTTCCTTTAGGTAGAGGATGAATTTTCGCATTATTTAAAGAATAACGATAGTTTTTTCTAAATTAAGTGTAATACTCTTTGATGACGCATCGCGCATACAAATTCCGAATCTATCCGTCGCCCGAACAGGAAACTGTTCTGCGTAAGACAATTGGATCGTGCAGATTTGTGTATAATTGGGCGCTCGCCCAAAAGCGTGAGGCTTGGGTAACGCAAAAGAAAAGTGTTTCGTATAACGCCACGTCAAAAGGTTTGACGGAACTAAAAGAAACGCCCGAACGTGAGTGGCTCAATGAAGTGTCTAGTGTTTGCCTACAACAATCGTTAAGAAATTTAGACGTTGCGTTCGTCAACTTTTTCAAGAAACGTGGCGGTTATCCATCGTTTAAGAGTCGCAAAAACGGTGGGTCGGCCCGATTTTTAGACAACGCCTTCCGAATTGAGGGCGACAATCTTTTTCTTGCGAAAATCAAAACGCCCCTCAAAGTTGTTTGGTCGCGCAAGCTTTCTGGTGAGCCTAGTCAATGCGTTGTTTCGCAAAACGCTGCGGGTCAATGGTTTGCGAGTTTTCTTTGCGACGAAGAAATCGCGAAACTTCCTTATTCCAACAAAAAGATTGGCGTTGACTTAGGAATTGAAACTTTTGCGTCAACCAGCGATGGTCAAAAGTTTGGACAGCCCAAGCGCATTCGTAAGTTGCGCAAAAAGCTAGCACGCTTGCAAAAGCTGCATTCTCGCAAGCAAAAAGGTTCCAAGAACCGTGAAAAGGCTCGCGTTAAAGCGGCACGCCTTCACCAACACATTGCTGACACGCGAAAAGATTTTCTCCACAAGCTATCCACTAAGCTCATTCGTGAAAACCAAACGATTGCGCTAGAGGACTTGGCCGTTAAAAACATGGTTAAGAACCGCAAACTTTCTCGCTGTATCAGCGAGCAGGGTTGGCGTGACTTCCGAACTATGCTCGAATACAAGGCTAAGTGGAGTGGGCGCGAACTGCTAATCGTTGACCGATTCTGGCCAACGAGCAAAACGTGCTCATGTTGTGGAAGAAAAAAGAATCTTTCGCTTGACATGCGGAAGTGGACATGCGAATGTGGGGCTACACATGACCGAGACATCAACGCCGCCAAGAATATCCTCGCCGCTGGACAAGCGGTGCCATTTGCCTGTGGAGCAGACGAAAGACCAGCGAAGAACTACGTTCTTCGGGGCAGTCCGCAACGAAGCAGGAAATCCTCTCAGCGATGAGAGAATCCCCGTCGTTTACGGCGGGGAGTATGTCAATGAATACGAGTACACTCATTCAGACGATACTTTCTCTGTTGGCGAAAAACACAAGAGACTAACAGAAAAACTCTACTCGCTCGGATATTCTTTGTCTAGAAGCGGCGAATACAACATTTTGGCACAAAAAGTATGATTAAAATCTCCGTTGATGAGGGTTACGCCTTAGACATGTTAGCTATTTCCCTAGTAAAGAGCCGCAAAAAACCTAGCGAACAAAGCTACCAAAACTACTTCGACCTTGCTAACGAAATCAAAGATCAAATAACACTCGAAAAGTTTTCAGACGTTATCGACTCAAATGAGTTTGACGAGCTGGTGGAAACAAACGAGAAAATATTTGAAGCAGTGGACATGGCCAAAACTGACGAAATTCCAGCCTCGGCAGTTGATTATTTGAACTACAAACGCTACTTGGCTAAGAAAAAAATCCAAGAAAAATTCTTCAACGGCGAATTAAAAGAGCAAAAGATTGGGTATTAAAACCTAACACTCTTAAAGATTTAGTGTAATAATCATAGAGATACAATACGCTCTATGCAAATTTACAGAATCTTAAACAAAGTTAATAATAAATCTTATATAGGAAGCACCGAAGCCTCTTTTGAGGAGAGGTATAGACATGGAAAGTGGTGGAAATGGACACATGGCCTTCATTTGAAATCCGCTGTTAAAAAATATGGCCTTGAAAATTTTGAAAAAACCATTCTTTGGGAAGGAGAGGTTTCAAAGAAAGAGTTAATTGAAAAAGAAAAATTATTCATACTTGAGCATAATAGCATGATGCCAAATGGGTATAATCTGATCTTTGGTGGTAAAAGCACCAAACTTCCGACGCACGTAAAAACATATGATTTAATAGATAAAAGCGGCAACGAAATTAAAGTTAAGAACTTGAGTCAATTTTGTAGAGATAGAGGATTAAATTATGGAGCAATGTTAAACATGGTTTCTGGAATAAATCAATCATCTCAGGGGTTTGCTCTAAAAGGAACTGATGTATCAAAAATCAGTTTTGTTGAAAAGTATGTAAAATTAGACAATATCTTCACAAATGAATCTGTAATTCTCGATAGGAATTCAGATGAATTTAATCTCTTTCTTGAAAAAGAGGGTATAAGCAGACAGGTGGTAAATACCATAATGAGAAAGGATGTGATCTCAAAAACAGGTTGGAAAAGATTTGGTTCAGCACTTTCCATTGAGGATTATAATGGGCCGAAACATAAAGCCACTCTTTACCATGAAGACGGAAGAGTAATATTTGTGGATAATGTATATAAATTCTGTCAAGAAAATGGATTTTATAGAAGTAGTCTTTATTCCCTTATAAGTGGTAAAGCTTTAGTATTTAATGGATGGTCCCTAAGCCCAAATAAAGACCTTTTAAGGAAATCTCATTTAGAAAGACTCGGCAAACGCATTAATCTAATCTCTCCAGACGGGGAAAGAATTAAAATTAAAAATATTTCTCAGTTTTGCAGGCAAAATAAATTTGTTTTAGGGAGATTCTATCATTGGATAAGAAAACAACATAAGGAGAATTTTTACGGATGGGTTTTGGACAAAGATGTTAATATCTGATATGTCTAAAAGCGTTCTAATTTCTGGAATTAATGGTCAACTAGGTCAACATCTTGCTCAGTTCTTTCAGGAAAACTATCCTGATTTTAAAATCATTGGAACGGTCAGGCAAAAAAGTTACGACAAGCAACCTAAAATCTATGACGAATCTAAGGTTGAAGTTGAAATTCTTGATCTTGCTGATAGTGCATCAATCGAAACGGTTATAGCGAAATATTTACCAGATTATATTTTTAACACTGCTGCGTTAGCGTATGTCGCTGAAAGTTGGAAAAGCCCCCTAGCCTATGCACTTTATGACGGAGTAGCCGTCGTGCATTTTCTTGAGGCTGTAAGGAAATATGTCCCGAATGCCCGATTCGTTAATCTTGGAACAAGTGAAGAGTTAGGATGCACTTTTGAGGATTCTCCTAATGGCTCTCAAGACGAGGATACAAAAATCTCTCCAAAATCACCCTACGCCGCCGCAAAAAGCTATGCTCGTTACATGGTGGACATTTACCGTAATAGTTATAATCTCTATGTCGTCCAACCATGGACATTTAACTTTGAATCAAAACTTCGCGGCGAAAAATACGTTACACGCAAAATTACAAAAGGAGTAGGAAGAATTGTTCGCGCCATTCAAAATAAAGAGCCGTTCTCCCCGATTGAACTTGGGAATTTAAACTCATCAAGATCATGGCAACATGCAAAAGACGTAGCAGAAGGTCTTTGGCTTATTGCGAATCAAAAGGGAGAACCCAAGGATTGGAAGCCTTATGTGTTATCTGAGAATGCCACGCATACAATTCGAGAGTTTGTAGAAAAAGCTTTCGCCGCTGTTGGAGTTTCTGGCTCTTGGGTTGGAGAAGGCTTAGAGGAAAAATACATTGTTGACAATTATACCAATGAAATCGGCGGAATCAAATCTCAGATTTTAGTGTCTGTAAATCCAGAGTTCTTCAGGCTCCATGACGTGGACTTCTTATTCGGCTCGTCAAATAAAATTCGCCGCGAACTCGGATGGACTCCGAAAAAGACCTTTGAAGATTTATTGGCCGAAATGGTCGATTGGGACGTAAATAATTCTTGACTTGTTCTTTTGTTATGTCAAAGTAAGGCATGACTATAGAAAAACAAAACATCGCCATTTACAAACTACTTGGCTACAAACCCGTAAAAGCATGGCGTTTTTACACCGACAAAGAAAGACAAAACGGCTACTTATCTTTAAGATCAAAAGATGAAGCGATGCAAAGAATCGCTATCGACAAAATTAATTGGCCATATACTGAGTATCCACAGGATTATGAATTTTCAGAACCAGAAGAATATGAAGACTGGAGCTGCTGCCCTCACATAGACATTGACATGCTTAATGTCATAGAAAAACAAATTATTGAAAGCGGCGAAAGCTCATTCTACTGGTTTTTTCTAAGGCAAATTTTAGATTTTTCAGACACGGAATCTGATTGGACTTGTAATGATTTTATTAAAGCTGCTGCGGCGAAAATAAGCGTCCGTAAAGAGGCTATTCTAAAAACATTTAAACTTTGGGAA